AACCATCTGATAATCTTTGAGTACCTGCTGTATTAGTTGCTGTAGGTGTATATGTATTTATATCTTCTTGATCAGAAAATCTTACAAACATATCATCTTGTGTAGATGTATCACCTATTGTTGTTTCTGTCCCAAAGAATACTAAGTGTCTATCAGGTGTAGATACTAACATGTGTCTTGATGCTGTTGGTGCACCAGATATAATCGTAGCTCTTGTTTCTGTTGCATTTGATAAAGATGAATCCCATTCAAATACCGCACTATCATGAATTAAACAAATAGCCTTGTCACCAAAATTGTCTAATGACCACATACCAGGTTCAAGAACTAAGTCACCTGATGCAGCTTCACCCCACGCTACATAATTTGCTGTGCTAGTTACTGTATCTCCAGCGCCATGAGATGCAGCTGTCGTTCCTCTCACACCTCTTGTTACACCTGTTAATTCATTGGATGCATTGATACCTGTATAAGATATTTCTTCTGTGCCTATTAAAACAAAGTTTGTACCTGTGCTTGGAAATTGTGATGGATCTGCTAATGTAATACCAGTTGTAACAGAATCATTTATAGCACCAGATAATGTTGTAGTAAAAGCCCCTACTTCTTCTCCACCCCAAGTTCCAAGTGACCAACCAAAACCTTTTGCTTGTACAGCTGGACCTACCGTATAATAATGTTGAACTCTAATACCACCTGATGTTGTTGCACCAGAACCTGTTTCATTTGATGGCATAGTAATAGTAATTGTTGTAGCTGACGGGACAGTAGTTACCATAAATTTTTTATCATTAAAATCAGATGCGCCAAAATTAGAATTAGTTATAGTAGAAAAATTATCTAACAAGACAATGTCAGACTCACTAATACCATGATCACCACTAAACGTTATTGTAACTTCAGTTGATCCGTTAGTCGTGGTAAATGCACTTGTTAACGTGTTTGTAGATTTAATAGGGTGTATGTCATAAAATACACCACCCGAATATGCATATAAAATTCTGTTTGTGCCTATGATTGCGTATTTTCTACCTAAGCTGTTTACATAATGATGAAGACCACGTCCTGCTCCAGTTAGATTACTTTCACCTAATTGTTTCCAACCACCTATTTTTTCAGGTGTACCATATCTAAACCTAACATTATCACAGTCGATCCATTGACCTTCTGCTCCTGTAGGAGTAATTTGTTTGTTGATGCCGGGTGCAAAACCTATTTTTTGTAGCATATAACCTCATTATATATTAAAAGGCCCAGCTTACAAATGAGTATCGTGTGCCTTTTGTTGTTTCTCTAACCTCATGTGGGTACATAAAGTTAGACGGAAATAACAGTATATCACCCGTTTTTAACTCAATTTTCTCTCCTCTGCAATAGAATTCAGAGCCCTCATAGTCTTCATTTAGGTTAGCTACAATAGATACTATAGGCACTCCTTTCATCTTACCATCAAATATACTGTGTATATGATCGTAGTGTTCTCTCATCATAGTGCCAACAACATATCTATTAAAACGTATTGGACTAAACTTACTGAGCCATGGTCCTTGAGTCTTTTCTCCTGGCCAACTGTTCTTTTCTTGATATTCATTTAAAGCTTTAACAAGATAAGGTGTAATCTTTGCTTGTTGTTCTTTAGTACAATTCATCACATCTAACTCTTTGGTAGGCTCTGATTCAAATGTATTTTGTGCATAATTATTCCATTTATGTTTTTCCCAAATACCTTTGTTGCATTCATCTATTAACTCTTTACAAAGTTCTTTTGGTATGTGATTTTTTACGTATATATAACTTTTAATTGTGCTCATTCATTAACCTCCTTATATCTAAATGAGTTAGTGATTGTTCTGATCCAATAGCGTCAATACAAAATGTATTAAATGATACACTTATTCTATCTTCATCACCTTGGTTAATTGGTACGCTATGTTTCAGTGAAGATGGAAATAATATTAATTCACCTGGTCTACAAGGCAACATAAAAGATTCTGAGTTCATGTGATTATATTTTATAGGATCTAGTTTTATACCATCTTGTCTTTCTTTAGCAAAAGATATAGGCGGTAATTTTTCATTTATTTGAAAATACATTACACCCGATACAATACTGTTTGGATGCACGTGTTCGTGGTGTTTGGAACCTTTTGGATTTCTATTGGCCCAACATTGAGTAATCACTAATCTTTGTTTTGAGTTTAAAACATTTGTCGTAAATTTATTTACAGCTTCTCCTAAAAAATTTTTTATATCTTTAAACTCTTCATTACGTAATAAATAAGAATCATCGGATCTATAGTTACCATTACCTTGTTGTTGACGATAACTAATAGTTTTTAAATACTCTAGTTCTTTATCGATAGGTTGTTCGTATTGTACAATTAACAAAGGCGTTGGAAACAACTGTAATAATTCTTCTTTCATTTTGTAGGATACTACACTATTTTATTATGATTGTAAACCACCATGTGAGTCTGAAGTTGCTCCACCTTGACCTTTTTTATCAAATAAATCTCCAAAATCTATAGCATTACCTGTGCTAGCAATTGTAACATAATCAATTGTTCCATTATAACTTGGTTCATAACCACCCATCCATATAGCTCTTGTTGAATTTGCAGTAGATGGATTACCTGCTCTAGCAACTGTTAAATCACCAAAATCTGTTGCGTTACTTGTGGAAGCTATTGTAACATAATCTATTACGTTTGTTAAAGATGGTCCTTGACCTCCTGCATACAAAGATCGTGTTGAAGAAGAAGATGCTCCACCATATGCAGTTACTGCATTCAAATCACCAAAATCTGTAGCATTACTTGTAGAGCTTATTGTAATATAATCTATTGTATTTACATATGATCCTCCTGGAGCTAAATATCCACCAAAAAATAATCCTCTTGTTATGTTTCCTGTTCCTACGACTCTTCTAGCTTGTGTTAAATTACCAAAGTCAGATGCATTGCCTACAGTTGCAATTGTATTATATCCAATAGTATCTACAACATTAGACCCATTAGAATCACCACCTCCATATACAATTCTAGTTGTTGAAGCTGTAGAACCAGGATCTCTACGACCTGTTTGTAAATTACCAAAATCAAAAGCATTTCCTTGAGAAGCTAATTCAATAGAGTCAATAACATCGGTGTATGAGGGAGTATTACCACCAGCAGATATTCCTCTTGTAACACTTCCACTTGAAGCATTATTATTTCTAGAAACTGATAGATCACCAAAATCAGAAGAATTACCTAAAGTTGTAATAACTGTTAAATCTATACTTGAAGTTCTTCCACTTGGATTTTCTCCACCCATCATTAAAGCTCTTCCTGATCCAGGCATATAGGTTACTGATGGACGTTGAAACTCGCCTAAACCAATTCCACCATGACCATTAGAATGACCTGAAATTTTAAAACCTGATGTTGAAGTCATATCACCAAAGTCTGTGGCATTTCCTCTTGTAGCTATATTTACAAAATCAATAGTATTTACAGAAGCTGTTGTTGGTTGTGATTGACCTCCAAAAAAACAAACTCTATTACTATTACCTGCAGCAGAATTTGTAAGTCTGTCTACTGATAAATCACCAAAATCTCCTGAATTTCCTTGTGAAGCCATTGTTATAAAATTTATAATTGATGGAGTACTTGGATCACCACCTCCACCAAAAACACCTCGTGTTTCAGAACTTGATCCTCCAAAACCAGCAAAAATAGTGGTAGTGCCTATGTCACCAAAGTCTGTTGCATTACCTAAACTTGACCATGTAACAAAATCTATAGTATTAGATGGACTTGGTGATCCTCCTGCATATATAGCTCGTGTAGGACTTTGCATGGCAGCTAAACTAAATCTTGCAACAGTCAAATCTCCGAAGTCAATTGCATTTCCAAAACTAGCAAATGTTGAAATGTCCATTCTGTTACTTGTTGTGTAACTACCCGATGGTCCAGGTCTTTGTCGTCCCCCTGCAAAAGCTGCACGAACACCATTACTAGCACCTGCATGATTTTGTCTATCTCCTGATAAATCTCCAAAATCAACAAAATTACCATCAAAAGAAAATTCTTTATAACCTATAACATTACTTGTTGCAGGTTGATTACCACCACTAAACAATGCTCTTGTTTGATTACCTGCCATAGCTCCACCTGTTTGATTACCTGAAGTTGTTATATCGCCAAAAGCAGTAGAATTACCTGCCGTAGATATTTGAATTTTTTCTATTGTTACACCTGAAGTATTAGTTGTAACACCAATATCTCCTTTAGACCAAGAGCTATTCATTTCTTTTTTATAAGCTTCTCGTATATCCCAAATTTTTCCTGAATTAGACATTATTGTAAACCTCCGTGACCATTAGATCCTGTTGGACCTGTTGTTGCTGTTGGCAAGTCTCCAAAATCAGTTGCATTACTTGTCGATCCTATTGTAACATAATCTATGATATCTGAATAGCTC